GACGAATCAACCATCCTGAACGAGCGTCAGGTGGTGATGTACGACATGTACGAGAGCATCGTGGAAGAGTACGGTGTTTTCGACAAGGGCATCGGCGCCAACGGTGCGCATTACATCGGCGCAGAAGGCAACCCATTCAAGGCCGAGGGCATGGCGTGCAAGAACTGCGTGTTCTACCTCGCCAACCGGTGCGAGATCGTCGATGGCGACATCGAAGAAGACGCACTGTGTAAGTTGTGGATTATTCCCGAGTCCGCTTTGATGGTCGAGGCACCAGTCGAAGAGGAAGCCGAAGACATGGCCGAAGAGATGGCCGAAGAGATGGCCGAAGAAGCCGTCGCAGAGGTCGAAGAGCCGGTCGAAGAAGTTGCATCAATGCACGAGATGGACGACGAAGACAAAGCACTTGACAAGACCGCGACAATGAACGCAGAAGCAACAAAGCGCTTCGCACGTCGATTGCTGGGGGTCAAATGAAGTCAACATCACACGCAATCAAAGCCGTGGCACCGTATACCCTGAAGGGTACCGGCGTTGTCTACGGTGGCGAAGATTTGACCGGTGACCGATTCAGCAAAGACACCGATTTCGGCGGCACGCGTCCCTTCGTTGGGATGCCGGTGTACTACGACCACGCACTCGGTGGCATCAAGTCACAGATTGGCACGGTCAAAGTATGGACGCCGACCGACACCGGTATCGACGTGCAAATCGAACTTGACCGCAGGCACAAGTACGCAGCCGACGTCATGAAGTTGGCGGAGCAAGGCGCTCTCGGTCTCTCGACCGGCGCATTGCCTCACCTCGTTGAACGCGTCGACGGCGAAATCAAGCGCTGGGTAGTCGGTGAAATCTCATTGACGCCAACCCCAGCGGAGCCTCGCACCACTACCGAAGTCTCGACCAAGGGAACCACTGTGCGCACTGCGGCAGAGAGCACCGGTCATGACGATATCAAAACCGCAGTATCTACAGAGGAAACAGAACACACCATGGACAACATCAAAGACGCAGTCAAGGCAGCCATCAGCGAACTCGCAGGCGAGCCCGTAGCAGGCGGCACGATCCACAACGGCCCAGCAATGAAGGCAGCGCCAGCCGCTGTCGAGACCACGAACCCATTCGACACCAACGAGTACCATCAGGCGTACAAGTCGTTCATGCGTGGCAGCGAAGACGCATCGGTGTTGAACACCCTGCACAACGCCAAGAAGTCAGCGTTTAAGACACTGACCGAAGCAACGAACAACGACGGCGGCTTCACCGTTCCGACGACCATCAACCGCGAAATCGTCGCACGTCGCGACGAACTCTCGTTCTTGGGTCAAATTGGCTTCACTCGTGTCACCACGGAATCGTGGAAGCACATCATGCCTGCGCAGTCCGTCAAGGCAACCCCGGGGATTGTTGCCGAAGGTGTGACCGCAACAGCCAGCGAGCCAAACCTCGCCAACTCGAAGACCATCCAACTCTACAAAGACACTCTCGAGTTCGCTTTGTCCGATGAACTCATGGCCGACACGTCGTCGAACCTCGAAGAGTTCCTGCAGAACGAAATCGCACGGGCAATGGCAGTCAGCGCCAACAACTACATCGTCAACGGTTCCGGTTCTTCGCAGCCGTACGGTTTGCTTACCCGGGTAACGAACACCTTTGCATTCAGCGCAACGGCAATCACCAACGCACAAATCGTTGGCCTGAGCACCGACGTTGCAGGCGAATACCTCACCAACGGTCAGACCGGCTTCATCATGCAGAACAGCACTTGGGGCGCATTGAAGACCCTCGACCTGACCAACTACAACCGCATCACCGACACGGTGAACGGTCAGCGCACGGTCGAAGGTTGGCCGGTGATGTTGTCGGCACAGATTCCCGCAATCGGTACGACCAACAAATCCATCATCTTTGGTAACTACTCGTTCTACGCATTCGTCGAGCGTGCAAGCGGTGTCCAGATCGAGCGCTGGCGCGACGTGCGCAAGGGCTTGACCTACATCGTCGCATCATGGCGCTACGGTGGCGACGTGACCCAAATCGAAGCCTTCGCAGTCGGCGTCCACGCTTAGTCAATCAGGGAGGTGTCAAGGATTCCTTGACACCTCCCTACCAAACGGAGACCCCACATGAAAGTACAAATGTTATCCGGCATCGTGTTTCGTGACGCAGCCACCAAGGCGTGCACACCGTACCAAGCCGGGGATATCATCGAAGTAAGCGACGCAGACGCAAAGATTCTCATTGACGAAGGCTCAGCCGTCGCAGTGGAATCAGAGCCAGTCGAGAAACCAAAGCGCACCACGAAGGTGGTCTAAATGGCATACGCAACCGCAGCGGATTTGCGTGCGTACATCGGCGCAACCGCAACGACGGACGACACACAACTAAGCAACGCGGTGACCCGTGCGCAGACCGAAATAGAGCGACAGACGCACCGGCTCTTCGAAGCGTCCGCAGACACCACACGCTATTACACACCGTTGTACCGTCGTGACGTGTTGGGCGATCTCGAGGACGACGGGCGCACGCTGTGGCTCGGTGCTGACCTCTGTGCATTGACGTCGATTACCAACGGCAACGGCACCGCAGTTTCACTGTCGGACGTCGTGACCGTTGATTTGAACATCAAGCCATGGTACGCAATCCGACTCAAAGAGAGCGCAAACATTGAGTGGACATTCACCGGTTCACCGGAGTATTCCATAGCGGTGGTCGGTCGCTTCGCATACTCTACGACGCCACCAGCGGACATTGTAAGCGCCACGTTGATGCTCGGGGCATATCTGTACCGGAGGCGCGAAGGCGGCCCGGATACTGACCGCAACATCATCAGCGCTGACGGTGTGCTCATGGCTCCCGCACGGTTTCCGACCGATGTATCAACCATCATCAAGAAATACGTGAGGCACTCATGAGTTCACAACTCGACAGCATCCTTGACGCGGTCGAGGCAATGAGTGTCAGCGGTGTGACCACGGTATACCGCGGGTCATCGTTGAAGGACTCCGCAGAAATTGCGGACATCCCCATGCGTATCATCAGCGCCATCGGCATGAGTTCCGCACGGGTGCAAACCAAGACCCTCGGCGGTACTGGCCATGTGATGATGGCGGAGTGGACTATCACAGACCTTGCACTACTCCGCTCGGCGGGGATGGGGCTTGGTTTGTCCGATGTTGCGCCAAACGTCGTCAGGGTTTTGTCAAGCGTCTTGAAGAACTCCCAAAGGTCAGTCAATGCCGTACCGACGGTTGTCTTCATTGTCTCAAAGGCTCCGGAAAAGTCGCCCTTGACGACCTGAGACAATGCGGTTAGAATCCCCGTCACCGCTCCCATGACAATGGTTGCCAACGAGTAGAACGTGTCAAGCACCGTCTGGATATATGGCCATGCGATGGTGAATGCGTCGCTCAAGTACGTCCAAGCAATTGCCGACGTGTTGAACGCCAATACAAGCACGTCCATAATCAACGTAGCCAACGCAGTGAATGCGGTTTGCAACGTTGCTAAATATCCCTGCACCGCTGGGCTGCCAAGATACTCAGCAATCGCAGTGCCTGCCGAGACAATCGCAGGAACAACGACGCCGACCCAGTTCATGAACGCATCGGTCAACGGTTGCAAGAACGTGCCGACCGTCGCTAATCCTTGGCTCAATTGATCGAGGATACCCGGTACCGCTGCAATGGCGTTGCGTATGGTGTCGAAGACTCCCGACGTGGCGCCCGTCGCTTGCATGGAATTAATCCATCCTGCCAACGATCCGACAACGTCCGCAATGATTGGCACTACGGTGTCCGACATGAACGTACCGAATTCCATCAAGATGGGCATCAGTGCACTGCCGAGCGTCTGCTGAATATCTGCGAACTTCTCTTTAAGGACTACCTGCTGTCCTGCGTAGGTGTCCACAGCAGCCGCTGCGCTTCCACCGAATTGCGTATTAAGTTCCGCCATCATGACTTCTTGCGCGCCTGCGACGTTGCCCGCTTCGACCATGGCTTTAATCATGGCTTCTTGCTCTGCGGTAAACTGCACGCCGCTTCGGCTCAGTGCTGCCAAGCCTGCGACGGGGTCGTTCAACGCTTTGCCAACCTGCATCGCTGCCGAATCTAAGTCCATGCCGAGCGCCTGCGACATATCAAGGATGGATTGCGTCGCGCTTCCGAAGTTCTGACCTTTGATGTTGGTAAACGTTGCAAGCACGTTTTGCGCGCCAAGGATGGCGTCATCAGAGAATAGTGATTCACCTGCACTTGCGCTCATCGATGACGCCATCTCGCCCATCTCGTCTGCGGTCAATCCTGCGGCTTCGCCCGTTGACTTTACCACCGCTTGCGTCTGCGCAAATACTGAGTTCCATGCTGATGCTTCGCCA